TCAGTCGCTGCCGCCCGGTAGATGCCGCCGCTTCCTCCATTGGTCCGGCGTGAGCCACTCCGGCAGTGGGGGTCGCCACCCGTGTTCCGCGCTCATCTGCAGAACCGTCCGCGACCAGTCCGTGGCGTAGCGGACGTAGCCCCATGCATCATCGAGATCAACCCGTAGCTCCTCTTCGGCTGCTCGCGATCGATCTCGTTCGGCATCCAGATCACGGCGCATGTCCTGCACCATCGTCATCAGGTAGTCGACGCGGGCCTGCTGGACAGTCGCTTCCCGCGCGATGGACCGCTCCTTCCGGTGCTCGATACGGTCAGCCAGCCGACCGAACAGCCAGAATCGGCTGGCACCTTCCTTCGAGAAGATCTGCTGCGACCCGAATACAAGCATCAGGAGTACGGCGACGACGGACCAACCGCCGCCCTTAGGTAGTAGTGCGACGACCTGGTCCACGTGTCACCTCCCATGCCCTCGCGCTGATCTGCGTGCCCCAGCCGATGGCGGCCCACATCACCATCGCCGCGAAGAAACTAGACGGTACGCGCCACCCATCGAGGGGGAAATCCACAGCCAGCTGATGGACCCATGACAGTGACCAGTGGGGGTTGACCAGTGTGTCCACGAAGCGGCTTACGGGGGTCGCCCTCTCGAGGATGCGCAGCACGAGGCTCCATCCAACCGCCCCGTAGGCTGCGAACAGCCAGATCGCCCCGGACATGATGAACCGGGCGCGCCGCCGCCTCAGCCCCAGCAAAACGAGTGTGCCGCCGACCATGAAGATGACGCCCCAAAGAGGTAGCGGTAGCGCCTGCTCGGCGATCGCCAGGGTCTGGGTCGTGGCGTCTCGATCTCCGAGGAGGTAATCGGCACCCCGGATGACTGCCTGGACCGCGAGGGCGTACACGAGCAGCCGGGTAGCGTGCGCTGGCAGAGTGAGCTGCCACCTGGTGCCCATTACTGCCCCCGGACGCGGTCCACGTAGGCCTGCACCGCCCCCTGCGCCTCACCAAGGGCGTGCTGCCCAGTCTGGTCAATGTTGTGGAGCTGCTGCACGACCGCGCTTGCCAGCTGGTCTGGGGTGGGTTGCTGGTGGGCGTTGGCCGTGATGATCGCGAGGTCCTCATCGGTAGCGGTGGAGTCGGACCCCCGGTGCGTATTCGCGGCCGCGAACAGGGTCACGACAGCACCGATGAATGGAACTGCCTGGGCGAGTAGGCCGTCTATCTGGTCTTGGGTAATGATTCCGGTGGCGGCGGCTGCGGTGAGGCCTGCGGCGGTCGCTAGGTAGATGATGCGGCGCCACAGCCACGGCTGGCTCATCGTGTGTTTCACTTCTTGGTTCCCTTCAGTTCGGAGCGGAGCTGGGCGACCTCGTCGCGGAGCAGTTGGACCGCTTCGACGAGGGTCAGCCCTTGACCTGCTGCGGTCTTGGCTTGGGCGGATTGGCGGAGGTCTTCGGGCTTCCAGCCGGTGAATTTGGGGCCGCGCTCGTCGCGTTCGTAGCCGAAGAGTTGGTCTCCGACGAGTCGTAGGTCTCGGCGGTCTTCATCGCTGAACATGTCATCCTCCTCGTGAGGGGGTTGTGGTGGGTGTGGTGGGGCGAATGCCGCCACGTAGCCCTTCGGGGGTAGTAGCGTGGCGAGCTGGTCGAAGCCGATCCAGTAGCCGTAGGGGTAGAACCCAGAGTCGGCGACCCAGACGCGGCGGGGGCCGTCCTCGCTGTACCCCATCAGCGCGATGTAGTGGTACACCGTGCCGCCGCCGTAGCGGGGGTTTACGTCGGATGGCGGTACGGCGCGCGGGTAGTTCGACGGTGGTGCGACGACGTTGCCAATCACGCCGAAGCCCGCGTCGATGGAGTTGGTCAGGTCCCGCCAGAGGCGCTCCTTCTGATCCCCGGTTGGAGGATCATTCGGCATCCACACGCTGCGGTAATCCGCGCCCGGCACGAGGCTGTTCAGCACGCGGGGGAAAGCGTCGACGCTGGATGTGCCATCCGTCGTGGTACCTAGCCGTCCGGCCAGATCAGACTCCGCGATGAGATTGTCGGTAGCGGCCCACACGATCGTCTGCGTGGATGCAGGGCCGCACCAGTAGCCGGTGTCTTGGGTGACCTGGTCGCGGCTGTAGTCGAGTACCCGCTCCCGGGCGCGCGGCGCTGGAGCAGATTTAGCCTCGATCTTCGGCCCCGGCTGGGGTGCTGTCGGCGTGGGTGGGTATAGCAGCGCCTGCAGATCATCGTGGGTGCCCCGGAAGGCCGACATGTCAGTGCGTTTCCCGGCGCAGTCTGCGGCGTCGGTGAACTGCCACAGGGCGGTGGGCGGACCTGGGCGCCATTCCCACCAGCTCGCACCATCGCCGCCGACGGAGTTGTAGGCGTCCTGCGGATGCCCGGTTGCTGTGTGCTGCGTGCCCGCAGCGTAGGGGTATGCGGCTTGCCACAGGACGGTGCCGAACTCCGGCCGCCACCCGTAGCCACCCCACCAACTCTTCGAGGTGTAGATGCCACGGACGGTGATGCCCCGCGCGGTCAGCTCCCGACTGAATGCGGCGATCCCGTCCGGGGTTAGGGTCGCGCCGGTTTCGCAGTCGAGGAATAGCGGTAGCCACCAGCAGTTGGCGGCGGCGTACTGGTCTCGGACCGCGTCGGCCTGCTGCGCGAAGCTCGTGCCCTCGGATTCGGCCCGGACGAAATGATAGGCCGCCGCGACGAGGCCGCGGTTGTCCAACGCGTCCTGGACGTTCGAGACGAACGCGGGGTCGCGGTAGTCCCCATCGCCGGTCGAGAAGATCACGAACTGCAGGCCCTCATCCACCATCCTCCGGAAGCTGATGGGCGACTGGTAGTGGCTCACGTCCGCGCCGAAAATCGTCATGCCCCCAGTACACCGACCACAGGGCTGCTAGCAGCGGTGCGCGACAGCTACCTAGCCCGCAACAGATCCAGGCCAGGGGAATAGTACGACGGGCCCAGCCACCCCCTGTACATGTTCAACCGCAGAAACAGCTTCCGAGTGCCTGACCCCTGGAGCCACGCGGCGGGGATGAGGCCAGACGCTGCCCGCGACCCATCGATATCCACTGTGACTAGCTGCCCTGACCTACTCATCCTCACCGTCGAACCCGCCTTCAGCCAGGGCTTATCAAGTCGCTGCAGTTCAGTGAAGGCGTTCCCCTTCCAGTAGCCCAGGTAGAGGGTGTTTGGGCAGAACATCACAGCGACGCAGTCCGACTCCGCTGATCCGATCATGATCCCGGACTCCTGCACCGGGTCTGGCAGGTCATAGATCACGGTCTCGGCTACCCAGTCATCGCCTTGGGCGACATCGGCAGTGGTCCACCGAGTCCACCGCCCGGACCCAGCCGTTACACGAACAAACGCGCTGTTGACGGTGTCGATACCCGACCCTGAGTAGCCCGATCCGAGCGAACTCCGATTGAAATCGTCCACGAAGAACCAGGACGGCCAGATCTGCTTGGCGCCTAGGTAAACAGCTTTGACCGGCGTGGATCCAAGATAGAGCGCTTTCGGCTCTCTCGCCCCGATGAATAACCCCATCAGACGACCAGGGTGATGACGTTAGTCGGAGTGCCCGAGGCGGGTGGCGTAGAGGACGTGGTGATGCTGTACGCCCCGAACGTGAAATTGTTGCTCACCCATGCGCGAGATGTGGCATCCGTAGCAGTCTCGGGATTGCTCGGTACCGTCACCTGCCCAGTTGTCCCACGCCGCACCACCCGGCTTGCAGTGGCCGATACCGCCACGTCGGACTGCTGCACGAATTGCGTAGTGTCTGGGGCGGGTCCGGGTGGACCAGCAGGGCCCCGGATGTTTCCGCGTTCAGTCCATGCCATGCTAGGCCCCCTAGGTCAGCTCGTAGACAGTGCCGCTAGTCGTATCGAGGTACATGTCGCCAGCAGCAGCTCCGGTGATCTGGCCGGGTGTGCCGCTCCCGGTGAACCACTTAGCTCCTCGAGCGCCTTGGGGTCCCTGCGGACCGGCGTTTCCCTGGGGACCTTGTTGACCTGCGCTGCCCTGTACGCCCTGGGGTCCGCGCTCCCCTTGTGGTCCTTGGGGTCCTGCGGGCCCCTCGGGGCCCACAAAGTCCACGCCTTGGCCTTCGGGCGGGAAGCTCTCGCCTCCCCATACGTACAGGTCGCCGTCGCTGTTGACGATGTAGCCCTTGCCGGCATCGGCTGCGCCGAGGTTCTTCGGCAGATCGGCGTACGCGGCTACCTGCCCAGCGACCTCGACCCCCTTTCCATCGGCTCCCGCTGGGCCTTGCGCCCCCTGGGGTCCGCGCTCGCCCTGGGGTCCTTGGGGCCCTTCCGGTCCTTGTGCCCCTGATGGCCCCTCTGGGCCTATCGGGCCGCGTTCGCCTTGGGCGCCTGTGTCACCCTTAGGGCCTTTGAGTGAGCCGCGTTGTACCCATGCCATAGTGTCTCCTAGATCAGCTCGTACGTATCGCCGGTGAGCGTGTCGAGCCACACGTCACCGGGCTTTGCCCCGTCGACCACCTCTGGGGGTGTTCCCTGCCCCGACCACACGATCGGAGTCTCCGACGCGGCTCCAGGTGGCCCAGCAGGTCCGGGCTCACCGGGGGGCCCTATCGGGCCCGCAGATGGGACCACCATGACTCCGTTCACCACCATCGGCCCCGATGTCACAGCACCCTCCTCACCAGATGTCCTTCGCAAAGCACAGTCCACATGCCCGCTACCTTGACTCTGATCTCTGCGGGGGACCGATCGTCGATTTGAGACATCTCGGACGGCGGTATCACCAGCTCCGCTCCGCCCTCCGTCAGCGTGAACGGAAACCTTTTACCGCCGAGAATCGCCACCATCTCCTCAACGCGCGCCCCCTCCTTGAGGAAGAAGGTCGCCCGGAATGGGAGCCCGTGCCGGTCGACTGGCTCCCACGTGTACGGCGTCCACATGGCTACACGTCCACGGGGTAGGTGACGTGAAACGTCCAGGTGCCAACCGGGTAGCCATTCGCGATGAACGGGGTGCCGGACCCCGGCCCGCCATTGGGCCGTTGGCACTGGTAGGGCCACAGGCGGGCATCGTCGATGCGGGCGTTGGTGAACATCTGGCCCCTGTTCCACCCCTTCTTCACAAGCAGCTCGGCATGCCAGTCGTAGTTACCGTCGCCGCCGTACCCGAAGGTGAACAAATGCCCCATCGACCAGGTGTCCTCCTGCCAGGAGGCGCAGGCCATCGGCAGGTCCACTGTCATAGGCCCATCACCGTACGTCGCACCGGTCGACCCCGGCTGGACGTAAATGTAGCCGTCGAGGAGCCCATCGACGATCCGGTACCGGCCGGACGCGCTGCCGCCGTTACCCAAGCCAGCGACGGTCCCGCCCGAGGTTCCATTCGGTACCCCCGTGCCGTAGAACCGCAGCGTCGGCGTCCACAGTTTCCAGGGGTTGGACTGCGTACCCACAGACCGCCACACCCCGTCATCATCGAGCCGCTTCGTTAGCTTCCCCTGGTCGGTGGCGATCCACGTGCCCGGGCGGGCATCCAGGAGCGAAGGGGATGACAGCGCCGCGTCAGTGACACGCAGCGGGCCACCGTCGCCGCCCCACGTCCGGTAATCCGTCAAATTCGCGACGGTCGTCGACCCTGCGTTGACCTGCACCACGCACACGAGCGCGTCGTACAGCACCCCCGGGATGCGGTTAATTTGGGCCGTGTTCGGCGCCGAGCTGGTGTTCACCGGAACGGTGGACGAGGTGCCCTTCACCACCGCAAGCCGCTGCGTCGCCGAACTCCAATCAATGCGGATGACGATCGCGTCCCAGCGGGACCCCGACGACTGCGAGTCGCACGAGATGGTTTCCGTACCCGTCGATCGGATCCTCGTACCCCCAGCGAAACCGGCGCCCGATGACACGGACACGGTCCGGCTCGACCCCGCCGACGGGCGCAGGTCATTCGGCGAGTCAACCTTGAACCGGGCGGTGAGGATCTGGGACATGTCCGCGTACTGCGCCGGGCCGATCGTCGTGTTCGATGTGGCCAGGGCCGTGATCGCCATACGCTGCTACCTCCGCTGCTGCTGGCCCAGGCGCTTATCGAGGTCCAGGACCGTGCTGTATAAATCTCGCTCACGAGTATCAGGGGTAGCCACCTTCGGGACGACGGTTAGCGACACCGGCGTGAGCGTCGCCGTCACCTCCGTGATCACCTGCTCGATCGACCCGATACCCTCAAGCTCGACGCTGGCGTAGTCGCCCACGTCGTATTGGCGCGGGTACAGCCCATCGGAGCCGAACTCCCACACAGCAGCCGGGCTTGCTGCGATGTCCGCCGACACGACGGGCCCCGTTTTCGCGAGTTCGTCCAGACCCACCTGCTGCAGGTCGTCGCCATCCGAGCTGGCGGAGGTGTACCCCTCCCTCCGGGCCCACGGTGAGCCCGGCTCGTCATCCGCGACCACCTCCACGAACTTCTGGGCGGTTTTCTCCCCCTTATCACCCACGATCATCCTCGTCGCCGTGGCCCGCGTGTGCCTCAACTGCCATTTCTCCAGCTCCTCCGCCCGGGCGGACCACACCAGGCCGGGCTGCCGCCGGTACGGCTGCACGTCGGCGATGATCGTCGGACGTGTCAGCGGCAGGTCACCCACCGGGCCGTCACCCGGGAGCCACGCATCTAGGCGCAGCCGGTAGCCGGTGCCAGCCAGCGCCTTGTCGACGAGGTCGGATACCGAGTCGTTCCTCGACCGGACAGTGACCGTCGGGCCCCGCCCGGTATCCGGCTGCACCTGGATGGGGTGGCCCAACCGCGCGGCGCCGAGCTGCACCAGGCGCTTCACCACCGTCTCCACCGGCCCCGTCAGCACGAACTCCTCGGCGGACTGCTGCAGCGACAGCGGCTGGTCCGGCACGGGCGGTATCAGCTGCCCCTCGAGCATCGACCATGGGGACGCGGTCGCCACCCTGATCCGCACGTCGTGGATCTGATCCGACTCGGCAAACGGCACAGCCTCCACCACCGAGGAAACATGCCTCTTCCCGTTCAGGTTCACCACAACCAGCATCGCACCATCAGCGGGGATCAGAGACCGGGTCAGGTCCGTGAGCGGCGATTCGATAAGGACCGTCCCAGAGCCGCGATCAGCCCACGTCACCTCGATCTTCTCCGACAACTCGAGGCGCCCCACGGGCCCGTCGCCGTCCCACGGCCAAATCTCCACCACCATCGGGTCCCATGTCGGACCCCGCGAGGTGTTGTACATCGTCGCCATCAGCCACTCCTCCTAGAACGGGCGCGCGAACTGCTCGCGGGCCGTCACGATCACAGCACTATCGGCTGTCATGCCCTCGGCGGTGATGGTCAGCGGGATACGGTCACCCACCGGCATCGGCGCGAACGTTCCCGACAGCTTCCCGTACCTGTTCTCCCCACTGCCCGCCTCGATCGCGTATCGGTCGCCCGGGGCAGTCGACACCACTACCTGCTCGCCGGAGGGGATCGCCCCGTCGTAGGCGAGGACGCCACCCTCCACGCCGAACCGGACGCTGGTTAGCGGCCCGACGAGTGTCCACGTCAGCCACACCGGTCCCTGCCCAGAATTGGCGATGAAAAGATCGGTCGCTGCGGTGGCGGACGCGATGTACAGGGGCCACCCGTAGCCCCGCGTGCCGTAGAACGGCTCCCCCTCCCCGGCGACGACGTCGGAGGCGAATCGGACTGACTGCTCCGGTCCGGACCAGTACGACGAGGGGCTGGTCAGTAGCCACGCCTCACCCGGGGTGTCGTCGAGTCCGGCGCCCGGGTCGTACGGGTATTCGGTGCCGGGGGTGTCCCGCAGCCGTGCGGCGAGCTCCCGCACCTCCCCATCAGACCGAGTGACGCGGAGTACACCCATGTCGAACGGGCTGTTCGCCAGCGACCACCACTCGTCGGCGAGGCGGTAGTACTCCGTGCCCGTCTTTTGGTCGGCGACGAGGACTTTGAGAGACGGTTCGGCGCGCTTGACCTGCGCCCCAGCCCACTGCGACCCGCCACGCACGTAGGTGTGTTCGATCGGCGAGAGGGTGAAATCGGATTGATCCACGTCGAGGAGCACCCCCTCGGTGCCGGACGTGAGGTCCCATTTTTTCCCCCGGTGGTCGATCCATTCCACGGTCAGGTGCTCGGCCATTACGCGCCGCCTCCTCGAATCCTCGCCTTGAGCTGCATTTCTTCCGCTTCCCGGATCGGTTTATTCGGGTCGGCGGCGACGATCGTGCCGATCGACACGGAGTAGTCCGCGCCCACTCGCGCCCCAGGACCACCGAGGGCGGACACGTCCGCCTTGTACCCGGATAAGTTCGCAGACGCGGCTTGCATGAGCCGGCTTGACGAGGCCGCGGCCTGCCCGATGGTGTCGTCGATACCTGCGGCGAAGGCGGTGCCGAGGCTCCGCCCGGAGTACAGTACCCATCCCCGCCCCGAGAATGGGCCGGTCTTCGCAGGTGAGAACGGAAACAGATTTCTCGCGGCGCTGACGACCTTGCCAGCGGCGCTAGCGACGCTCCCGACCATGGAGAGGATGCCGTCGATGAAACCCTGGACCAGGGCACGACCCGAGGAAGCCAGCAGGGACCCCACGTTGCCGAGGGCCGCGACCGCCCTACCAGGAAGACCAGCCACCCACGTCACGGCTTGATTAACTCCGCTGGCGAACGCGTTGCTGACCGACGCCCACATCTGCGTGGCCTTAGCAATCGCCGATGATGCGAGGTTGGTGAAGAAACCGAGGATCGCCGACACCCACCCGGCGACCACGCCAATGACCGTCGCCACGAGGTTCACGAACCCGGCAATCACAATCGCCACAAAGGAAATGATTGCGGCGACGGCCTGCGCCACGAAGCCGATGATCACCGCCGCTAGCTGGAGGAACACCCCCACCACCTGCAGGACGATGGAGATCACCGGCATGATCGCCGCGATGATGTTCGCGAACGCCGTCGCAAGCGAGATGATGGCGGGCATCAGCGCGTTGATCACCGGCACGAGCGCGCTGATTATTGTCGTCGCGAGGTTGATGATGATCGGCAGGATCTGCATCAACACGGGCATGAGCGCGCCGATCAGGATCCCCGCGATCTGGATGATCGCCGGTAGCAGCGGCATGAGGGCCTGCAGCAGCTGCATGAACGCGGCCGCGATCTGCGGCACGAGCGGGGCGATCATCGAGATTGCCTGCTGCAATGCCCCGCCGATTAGCTCCGCCATTTGCTGCAGGTAAGGGGCGACCATCTGCACCGCCTGCCCCAGGAGCTGGAACAGGGGCGTGAGTGCCTGCAGGGCAGATGCGAGGACCGTTCCGATGATCTGCGCGATCTGCCCGATGATGGGCGCGAGCGTGCTGAAGATCTGCCCCACCACGGAGATGACCGGCGCGAGCGCCTGCACCGCAGGGGCCAGGCCAGCGACGATTTGAGCGATCAGCTGCCCCAGCACGGGGAGGATCGGGGCGATGGCCATGCCGATCGCGCTGATCGCCGATGCCAGGGGCTGAAACGCCGGGGCCAGCGCCGCCAGACCCTGCCCAAGCGACGACAGCAGGGTCGAAATCATCGGGGCTAGAGACGCCAGCGCGGCGCCCAGCGGCTGGATAGCTGGGGCGATGGATGCCAGGCCCTGACCTAGCCCGTCGACGATGGTGGAGATGGCTGGGGCGAGTGTGGTCACTAGTCCCGCGATCGCGGGCGCGACAGTCCCGGTGATGATGCCAGCTAGCTGCCCGAAGATCGGCAGAACCGCAGCTACGGCGGTGGACATTGAGCTGAAGAAGCTGGTCATGGCCGACATGCCCTGAGCGCTCTGCACCCACCGGCTGGTCGCGGCGATGGCTTGCCCGATCACGCCGAGGAACGGCATCCCCGCGCTGCTCATTGCGGAGAACACGCCGCCGACGATGCTGCCGAGCTGCTGGACGACGGTCCACAGCTGCGACGCTTTCTGCACGGCACTATCGAAGAACGCCGCCATCGACCCATCCGCAAAGGCGGTCTGCATGGACTGGGACCAGCCCTGCGCAACGGCCTGGAATTTCTGCGTCAGCTCCGCGAAGATCGGCGCGGCGGTCGCCCCAATTAGCAGCACGCCCTTGGCGATGTCTGCGAAGGCATACGACATCGCCCCGGCTGCGGCGCGGGACCCGTCGAGGAGCTGCGTAAACGCCGCAAGGCCTTGCCCCCTGGATACGAAGCTCACGAGGTTGGACGCTGCGGTGCCCATGTCGGAAGCCAGACCCGACATCGCCGACCGAACAGGCCCAATGAGCGCCGCAAGATCGCCGATGTTCGTCAGGTTGGCCCAGAAATTCTGCTGGACCTGCTCCTTGATGCCCTTCAGCTCATTCTTCAAGCCGAAAAGCGCCGTAGCCCCAGCTTGGGCAGCGGGCGGCATGTCCTTGATCGCCTCGGCGAACGCGGCCGGGTCGGCGGCTTTGAGGGCATCGCCCATGCCAGACATGGCCATTTTCAGGGTGCCAATAGCCATTGCGGCGGACCCGAGCGCAGCCGGGCCCATCGCCAGACCTAGAGCCCCGATCGGCACGAGCGCCTGGGCTGCAGCGGTGCCGATCGCAGCGACCGGAGCGGCGATACCAGCCACGGCGACAGTAGCCGCCCCGGCAATCGCCGTCATCTGCCCGAGGCTCCCCACGACCCCGGTGAGCGCTCCGCGAGCAGAAGAGCCGAACGCCCCGAACGCACCGGCCAGCCGGTCAGCGAACGAGCGGTCGACGTTCATCTTCACGTCGATGTCACCCGCCGCTGCCTGCGCCTCCGACACGGCCCGACGAGCCGACCCCACCAACCTCGACGCGTCGGTATCCATCCCCACCTGCAGGTCGCGCGACGCAGCCTCCGCCGATCGCACCGCCCGGTTCACCGACTGGGCTAGTCCCCGCTCGTCCGCCTCGAGCTTCACCTGCAGGCGGGTAGTCTTCTCGATCCGGTCGAGGTACTTCTTCAGGGACGCCGCGAATTTCGAGGTGTCCGGTAGGACGCGGACAGACGCGCGCCCTACCTCTACGCCACCTGGTCCTGCCATGATCTACCTCAGCTCCGCTCGTCCATCATCCCCAGCCAGGCTACGAAGCTGGGCGAACCGCTTGGCCCTTTCGCGACGCTTCTGCGCTACCCGCCCGGGGTAGTCATGCCACTCTCGGAACTTCGGGCGCTTTCCCTTCCCCTGGGAGGCGTACATCACCCGCAGCGCCTCCACGCCGTTACGCAGGTCGAACAGGAGGTAGTCCTGGTCTGTCCACCCACGGCCACCCGCGTACCCCTGGATCCGGGCGGCGTACCGCGATGATGCTGGTAGCCCTGCGATGAGCAGTAGAACCTCCGCCGGATGCCACCGCGCCACCACCTCCGTCAGCCGTAGGTGGTAGTGCTCCTGGAAGTCTGGGACTAGCGCGCTACCGAAGAGTTCTACCTGCTCATGCAGGGCGATTAGTTTCCCAGTTGCTCCGCCATCACGCTGAAAGCGTCCATCAACGCTTGTTCGCCGTTCTCCTGGGCGCACAGCCACCGCTCCATCTCGGCGCGGTCCTTAGCCCGGTCGAGCAGCATTGCCTCCGCCTTGGAGAACAGCTCGTCGACCTTGTCCACGTCGGCGAGCACATCCTCCTCGCTGACGTCGCCGTCCTTCCACGACTCGGGCATCAGTGCCTGAATCTCCATCATCTGCCTCTTCACGTGGAACCGGGCGGACGGCAGAGTGCCCTGCATCGACCGGAACGCGGGTAGGCCATCGAGGTTTACGGTCGACCGCTCCCCGCCCGGCGACGTGGCGGCGTACTCGGGCCCGACCGACGCGAGCGCGGGCGTTTCGTCCGGGGTGGCATCCACAGGGGCCTGCGGGGCGTAGTCAGTAGCCGTGGCGGTGGCACGGTCGGCATGGTCAGCAGCGGACTCGGCGGGGCTGGTCACAGTCTGGTCTCCTCACAAAGAAAAAAAGGGGGCATGTACCGCGCCATCATGCGCAGCACACACCCACCAAGAGCCGGAACGCGACTAACCGCCCACAGGAGTGGACTTCAGCCACTGGGCGATCACGTTGCCCTTTGGCTTACCCGTGATGCTCATGACCGTGTACTTCACGGGCATGCCAGCGAACTTCTCCGGGTCCAGCTCGATGCTGTCATCCGGGGACGTGCTGGTCTTGTAGTAGTGGATACCGACTGCCCCATCACCCTCGATCAGCAGCACCAACATCGCCACGTCCGTGGACGAGTACACCTGCGGCATCTCGAACCGGCCGTCAGCGCCGACGACGCGGCCCGGGCCGAAGCGGTGCGTCAGCGGCTCCTCGGTCCACTGAATCGGGATGACCGAGATCGAATCGGTGATCTTCGTCTTCGTCATCCGCAACGCAGAGTTCTCCCACGCCCCCTTCGTCTCACCACCGTCGGTGTCGGTGTTGAATTTCGGCAGGTCGTCTTCGCTGGTGTACCCCAGCGGGGAGTATGCACCCAGCTGACCGACCGCACCGTCAGCTACCCAGGTGTTGATCGCGTCAGCGGTCGGCGGCTCCGTCCCGACGGGCGCGATCAGCACCGCGCCACGACCCGGGATTAGGACCGCATCATCCTTGTATGCGCCCATCAGGCAATTCCTTCCCTCCGCATGATCGCGGAGTATCGAGAGACCAGGGCCTCCGCCCCAGTAGGAGTGTGTGGCGACAGTCGGACCGGCTCGCTGTCACAGATCACGCTAGAGACCCGCACGCCATCGACCACGGACAGCGACAGCATCGCGTCCGCCACTGCCCACGCCCCCTCCGCAGCCGCGTCATAGTCCGGGCCGGTGGTGACCAGGGATACCTCCACGCGGAATGCCCACCGCTGACCCGGTTGCCCGCCGATCGGGGCGGCGTTGGTGATGTCGACGACTGTGACCACCTCCTCGCCGGTGTAGGTGGCGTCCCTCCCAAGCTGAACAGAGTGGCCCGTACCGGCGCGGATCAGCCCTTCCCGTACGACAAGTGCCGGGTCGATCCGCTGGTGGTGTGGTTGGTTCGTCATCCGATCGCCCTCCGCAGATTGTGCTGTCCCGGCACGTACCGGCCGGCCTTCCCGCTCTTCGTCGCCGCGAAGTGCCCGAACTCGATAGCAGCGGACGCGGGGTGCGTGTTCGTCACGAGCCGGTCCATCACCCCGCTACGGCCCCGCGCCGGCTTCACAACGAAAGCATTCGAGTACCGGCCCGTCCGGTGGTGCGCCGCAGCATTGCTTTCCGCCCGCGCGAGGATCCCCGCCGCCGCCTCATCAAGGAGGGGCTGGATGCCTGCCAATCTGGCGATCTTGGTGCCGGTGCCCTTATAGACCGTGGCCATCACGCACCCCCCGCCGAACCCCGGACTGCCGCAGGGCGACCACGTCACGGGCGGTACCCCGCGACCCACGGTGCCGCTTCGGCTCCCCCACCACATTCCACAGCACCCCATCAGCGTCGATGACCTGCGATAGATCATCACCAGGGAACACCCGCGTGTAGAACCGCTTCAGGTTCAGCACACCAGTCTCACCCGCCGCCGCGTACGCCTGCACGTCCGTCGACGTGGACTCCTGCATCCGGCCCAGGCACGAAACCCGCCCGATCTCGGTGGGCACGTCCACGCCCCGCTTTCCGGGCCGCATCTCCCGCAGCACCACCACAACACGATCGGTGGCGGACGTGTTCGATCGCAGCCCCATCTACTCCCCCTCCGCGTACCAGGGGAACCTGAACTCGGTACCATCCGGCACGTAGCGGGTGCCCGTCGTACCAAGGTCACCCCGGTACGTCGAGACGGTGCCCAGCCCGGTGCTGCGGCGCGCGCCACGGTACTCCCGCAGCGTCGCCCGCTCCGACGCGGTGAAGATATCGGCGCTGGTGACGGACGGGTCCAGGCCGTAGGAGTAATCCCCCTCCGCCTCCCGCGTGTACCGGTCGGGGTTGGTGTAGAGGCGGCGGCAGGCCAACGCGAGGACCGCCATCGCCCCGGGCGGCACGTCCATGCTCGACGCCCAGTCCCGGCGGGTGATATCCAGCGCCGCCGCCGAGACCACCTCGATCACCCACGCGGCAAGGCCGTGGTCGATCGGGCCCGAGTCGGAGGTCAGGGACCGCTCGAGATCGGCGAGGTCGACCAGGCGGATGCGGTCCTGCGGTGCAGTCACGATCTGTGTCCTTTCGTGTACGCGGAAGGCCCGCCCACGGCCACAATGCTGTGGGCATGGGGCGGGCCTAAACCGTCCCTAGCTGCTAGGCGGTGCCGGAGCTAGCGGGGGCCGGTGCGTCCTCGGTGATGGTCGCGGCACCCTTCAGCTTCACGATGCGCTGGGCGTCAACAACGCTGGCGCCAGCGAAGGTGTCCACGACGGCGCGGTCCGTCAGGTGGTCCGGGTCGTAGTCCTGCAGGTACCGCATGGTGAAGCCCTGGGCAGCGGTGGTCGCAGCGAAAGCTGCGCCGCGCGGCAGGGCCGTGGTGCGGGTCGCGAGGATGATCCCGTCACGCTGGAAGGCGTACGCCGCGTTCGCGTCGATGGTGTAGTCCGCCACGATGGTGAAGCCATACAGGCTCCCCAGCGTCGCCTGGCGGAGCAGGCCACCACCGTCGCCGGCCTCGTTGACCTTCTGCAGCTGAGCGGTGTCGAGGAGCGCGGCCTCCCAGTTCGCGCCCACAACCAGCACGCGGTTCATCAGAGACACGCCGCGCTGGGACAGCAGCTGGTGAGCTGCGCGGATCGTCGGAAGGACATCCCTCTTGTAGGTCGCAGTCAGGTTGGCTGCGGTCACAGAAATGTTGTCCTTGGCGCCGAAACCAGCGAACTCGGTCCCTGCCTCCCGGAGGGCCTGGATCGTGTCGTAACCGGTCCCGTTGGTGCCGACGTACGGCTTGTTGGTCTTGTCCAGGGCGGACAGGCCATCGGTCACGCCGCCGAGGGCGGTTGCCACGGCGCGGTTGATCTGCTCGGCGACGGACTCCGCCATGGGGGCGATGACCTGCGCCTCGAGATCGGTCAGCGTGAAGGTAGCGAAATCGTCCGGCAGCTTCACCGCGTTGTAGATCTGGTCGGTGAGCCGGACGCTGGTGTACGGCTCGTACAGGTTGGAGTAGGTGATGGCGTTCTCGGCGTCACGATCGGACTGCGTGTACACGCGGGCCTTGTCGATCATGATCGGTCGCTTCACCGTCACCGTCGCACCGCGACCAGCGGTGAACTCGGCGGAGAAGTCGGTGGACACGAGCCGCGCGAGGGTGGACTGGTACTTGGTGGCGGCCAGAGTAGAGCGAGCCGCCTGCTCGGGGGTGTACAGGAGATGCTGCGGTGCAGCCATAAGGGTTTATCCTCCGTAGATTCGTGAGCCGACCTTGTCGAGGTCCAGCTCGTCTTCTGGGCGAGTGGCCCGCCCATCACCACGCCACACACCATCGTCGGGGCCCCAGCCTGGGGCGCGCCGCCGTGAGGACACGACCTGCAATAGGCTTTCCGCGTCTTGCTTCAGCTCCTCGGGGGTGGAACCCCGCAGTCGGGTGGCCATCTCGAGCGGCAGGCCGGTCTGCATCGCCGCCCGGAGCTGTCCTAGCTCCCGCTCCGCGTTCGTCGCGCGCTCCCGAAGCTTCTGCGCCTCACGGTTGCTCTTCCGAATCTTCGCCAACAGCTTCTTGACGTCCTCCGGGGACTGGTCAGAATCGCCATCCGAGTCAGCGTCGCCGCTGTCGTCGGTGTCCTGCTCGTCCTCGTCGGATTCGTCGCCGCTGTCGGTCGTGGCCTCCGCCACGTCCTTCGGGGTGGGCATGCCCCGCGTCTCCGTGCGCTCGGCACGTGAGTCGGTGGACTGGTCAGCGTCACCAGCGGTGGCCTCTACCTCCTGGCTAGTAGCCTTCTCCGCGATGGTGTCTCCGTCGTTGGTGTGTGTGGTTGTGGTCTGGTCGGGCATGGGGTCTCTGTGCTCCTGGCAGTCGAGTTGTCATCTCACCCAGCACCACGGCCAGGTGTCGCCTACATAGTGCGGGCCTTCTTCCGGTACCTCGCGATCCGCGACAGCAGCGCTTTGTGCTCCTCCTCAAGGTGCACCACCGGCGCGTCAAAACCCGTCTGCCCGGCCTCCAAAAGTGCGGCGAGTTCCTCCTGCACGCGGTTCGCCCGCACCGCGAGCTCCTCCGCGTGGTCCAGGTAGTCCTGCGACGTCCAATCCGCCCGGGCGCCCACGCCGCGCTTCCGCGCCCTCTCCGACGGCTTCTGCGGCACCGGCCGCTTCTTCACGCCCGTGGCCTGGCCCCTCACCGGCGCGCGGCGCGGTTTCGAGTCCAAGGGTCCGTCGTAGTTCTCCGGCAAGGTGCCTGACTGCCGCCACCGCTGCCACGCCAGCCACGGATCCGGCTGCCCCGCAGCGACCTGCGCCCACTCCCTAGCCAGCTCATCCCCATTACCCGGGAGCCTCAGCTTCCCATCCACGCGGTACACCGGCTCCAGCGTGCAGCAGCACCCGTCGTGGACCTTGAACTCCCCGTCACCGGCGAACCGCGCGTTCGACGCGATGAAGCTTCCCCGGTGGTACAGGCCTGCCCCCTCCGCCTCCTGCCCCATCCGGTACACCCCACGAGAGGCGAGCATCGCGCAGAAAGGGCACGGATCCGCGTCCGCGACCCGCGCGTACCCCACAGCCTGACGGCCCTGCCTAACCTCCGCCTCGACGACGCTGCGCCCCCCATCACCGGCGATCTTCTCCGCACGCCCCGTCGCCGCCATCTCCCCACGGTCCATCCCATCGGAAGCGCCGTAGCCCTTCTTCGCCACGGACTTCATCGCGCCCCGCGTCGACCGCAGCAACTCCGCCGCGATATCTGCCACATCCAGCCCATCCTCCGGGTACTCCACCCCCTCCACGTCCCGACCGATCGCCTCCGCCGCCCGGAACGCCTCGACGTAGTCAATCGACCGCAGCCGCGACGCCAGCCGGTACTGCGCCACAACCGGCGCCGCCTCACGGGCGAACACCTCCGCCGACTGGTCGATGTCCTCCCAATCCACCGTCCGGCGGAACAACCGCCTGATCGCCTCCGCGACCTGCCCGGCGATCGTCACCTGCTGCTGCCGGTGCTCCTCCGTAAGCTGCTCGCCCTTAAGAGTCCTGGCCACCGGTCACTCCGCTGATCGTGGACTCCGCCCGCCGGTTCATCGCCACCCGCAGCGGGTCGGACTCCTCCTCCAGGTCGGCCTGCTTCTCCCACTCCTGCACGTCGGCGGACTCCACCCCCGGGATCATCGGCCACAGCGCCCGAGCAGGCACCCGCAGCATCTGCGCCGCCTTACCCAAAGCGTCCACGGCCTGCGCCATCGACCGGATCTCCATGTCCTGCCAAGTCACCCGCACCAGATCGTCATCCGCCAGGTCGTCGTAGCCCGCGATCATCGCCGCCACCCGCAGCAAATTCGAGTACGACGCCCCCGCGTTCTGCTGCCGCTCGTAAACCTTCTGCGTCAGCGGGGCCCGCGCCGCCGCGAGTGCTTCCGCCGACAGGTTCACTAGCTGCCCGGTTAAGGCGTGCGCCGGGGTCTGCGACACCGCTGCCAGCCCCTCGATATCCGCCCGCCACGACGCCACGAAAGGATCCAAAGCGGTCGCGTCCAGGGTGCCGAACTTGACCTCGGCGCCGCCGGTGAGGATGTCCTCCTGCGCCAGCCGCATCTTCAGCTCGTCCGCCTTCCGCTGGTCAACGACGCCCGTGCCGTCGCCGTCCTCGTCGAGCACCTCCGGCATCTCCAGCCCGGTGGCGGTCTTCACCTTCCAGCTGTTGTAGTGCTGCGCCAACAGCCGATCGTAGGCCGTCTTGTTGATCCGCTTCGCCGACGGGATGAACGGCTCCACTTCGCCAATCACGCGCCCGTCTAGGTCCAACTGGTTGCAGAACCGCACCACGGGCACGTAGTCGAGGCCCGTCTCGAACGACTCCACGACCTCGGGCAGCTCCGACGCGGCCCGCCGCATCGACAACACGTGCTCCACCCCCGGCAACCGCAGCACGTACCGCTCACGCTCCCCCGCTGCACCCAGCAGCTCCAACGCCGCCGACGGGTACGGGTCCACCCCCAAATCCGCGTACTCCACCGCCACCCGACGCGGCGAGAAGAACCGGATCTTCGCCGAATCCTCGCCCCGCAGCGTCGCCGGGGTGACGATCGCATACGAATGCCCATACGACACCATCGCCCGGTGATTACTGATCTGCTGGGCCCTCATGTGGTTGGCGTTCCACAGCCCCCACAGCTCGTCGATCCGCCCGTCCTCACCGACGACGTTGTCGACGTACATCGCCTGCACGACGTTGTCGACGACGAGGCGGAGCCACGGGGTGCGGGACAGCGCCCGCAGCGCGTGATGCTCCCGCGTCGCCTTCGCGGGCAGCTCAAACCCCGCCACCAATTCCGGGCGGAGCCACGAGTCCACGGCCGCGCATTCCCGCTGCTGGCGGACCAGCACCGCCTGCAGACGGTCGAAAACGTCCCTGATCTCCTCGAACATCACGCGGCTAATCCTCGTTTCTTCTTGACCACTGGCTCCATGTCCAATCCCCGCAGCGCGAGCGTGATCGCCCGCAGCGGCTCAACCCTCACCTCACCAAACTGCTGCCACGTCCAGGCGGTTTTCGACGTGCCCACCAGCCGCCGCCGCGCCGTGTGCGCAGCATCATCGAGCAGCGGATGCTCCCCGTGCATCACCGACGGGTCCGGCGCCCCCGACTCGTCCTCCCGCACCAGCCGGTCATACAGCGCCGCAGTGCCCTGCGTAATATCCCGCGTCGCGGCCAACGACACAGGCACCCCAGCCTCCGCCAACCTCGGCGCCAGGGCAGCAGCACCAGAGAAGCTATCGATTACGATGCCCGCATGGGGGCGGTGCTTCTTCGACACGCGGCGGCACTCATCCTGAATCCACGCGACCCCAGGCTTCGCCGCGATGATGTCCACCACCACCCGCCCATCACGCAACAGCGCCGCGCCCGCGAGCACCGCAAGATCACGATCCGCAGTGACCTCCAACGCCAACGACCTGCGCTTCACCTTCGCCCCGATCATCCCCTCCGCGGTGACGAACGAGCGGGCCCACACGTCCACCCCGATCGCCGCAGCCGACGACGCATCCGCCCACACCCCCAGCCGCTCCCGCTGATACTCCTCCTCCCCCATCACATCCAGCTCGGCCTCTTTAATCCACTCCCAGTCCTGCAGGTAGCCCAACGACGGGTTCGACGCCGCGACCGCGTCCACGGAACGCCAGTCCAGCTTGTTCACGTCCGCCGACCACTCCATGTACAGCAGGCGGCGGTTCTCCTCCGGCGTCTTCGTCGCCTTCTCCCGCACCTTCAACAGCGTCTCCGAGTAGTCGAAGCCAGTCGAGGAGGTGTACCACACCTGCGGAGACGGCCGCGACGACAACGTCGGAAGAAGGTCCGACACCAGCTTCGACGACAGGGCAAAAGCCTCGTCCAGGATCACGCAGTCACCCTGCAGACCACGGCCAGACGCCCGCGACGACCGCGCCAAGAAATCAATCCTGCGCCCGTCCTTCAAGATGATCGCAGTCTCCCGGCTATCCGGCATCGCCTTGACCTGGTCCAGCAGCCACGGGGTGCGCTCGATGATCTCCCGCAGCGCCTCGTACTCGTTGTGCGCCGTCTTGAAGACGTGCGCCGTGTGGACCAAGCGCTCCTCACCGAACAGGAAAAGGCCGGCGAGGAGCCGGGCGCGCACGATGAAGTTCTTCCCGTTCTGCCGAGGCACCACCAGCGCTACCTGGAACGCGGCCCACCGGCCCCGCTGGTCCTCCCCCAGGGCATTCCGCAACACCAGCTGCTGCCACGGCAGTAAATCCATGCCCAACGCGCCCGCCAGATCAACCGCGTCCTCCCCCGACGACTCCGACCACTCCGGGGCGTGGAAAATTGGCGGGACCTGCACCCCCACCGGCTCCGACACCGGCACCATCGACGAGCCAGGCACCACCAGACGATGATCCGCCACCGACTAACCCCCCGACGCCAGACGCTCGCGGCGCTTCCGGGCGATCTCGTCCAACGGATTCGCCGCAGCAGCCTTCTCCCGGCCCGGCTTCAGCACCCCAATCTTCCCCAACGCGGTAGCCACCGCCGCCTGCATCTGCCGAGCCTCCCCAACCATGTTGTTAACCACCACCGACATCTGCACCTCCCCCGACTCCAGCTCCTCCGGCTCCCCCAACTCGAACCACAACGTCGACTGCGCCGACAACGCAGCCGCGAACCGCTCCAACCGGTCCCGCATACGGCACGCCTCCGTCAGCACCGCCAGACCAGCCGGATCCAGGTCATAGGAGCCCGTCACCTCGTCCCACAGCTCCCGCCCATGCCTCCGCAGGAACGCCGGATACTCCCCACCCCGCTGCGCCTCCTGTTCCTCCCCCACCAGACGAGCGACGACCTGCTCCCCCAACTCCTCCTGGGCCTTCTGCTTCTTCGCCCTCGGCTCCGGCCGCTGCCGCTTCTCCCCCGCCCGATGCTCCCGCATGTACTCCGCCCGAGCAGCCTTACACGCCTTACAGGTGTTCTCCCCCCGCTTCGAGTGCTGCCGGTAACCCGCCACCGTCCCGCACTGGGGCCGCTTCCGCGCCCGCTTCTTCTTCTCCACCTCAGCCATGGACCGCACCCTAGCCGCCCACCGTGAAACCGCTACGGAATCCGCCACCCCTCCGAAAATGGCAGGCCACGGGCCGAAAACGGTTTCACCACCGGGGCCATTTCAGAGCCGCCCCAGCTGTGAAACCGACATGGGGTTTCCCTGCGTGCACGCCGCTACCAATACCGGGAGGTAGGAGGGGCCTAGGCCCTGGGGAGGGTCCCCCAGGGGGTTAGTGGTCTGTGGTGGTGGTTGGGATGAGAGCGAGCGCGGGAAGCCAGGCCTCGGGCACCAGTGGGATCGGTTCTCCAGGTTCAATCGTTCCAGATCGTTCGTCTGCGAATCGTGGGGTGCGTCCTGTGATGACGTGTCTGGTTTCAACGTCGAGGAAGTGCGTGTGCGGCGTGGTGTGTTCGCGCGCGTCGTCCTCCGTTGCGCAGAACGTGAGTGCGTGTGTTCCGGCGTCGACGAGTTTGTTCGGGTCGAGAGTTCCACCGTCGAGAGTTCGGAAATAGTCGCCGGGCGCTTTGACATAAGAGACGAAGAACTGTCCGCGTGTGAGCGTTTCGTCTTCTGATGGTGGCTCGTGCCGTAGGTGCCAGTGGTCTCCGGTTCGATGGGCGATGACGGCGAGCGTTGGGTCTGGCTGTCCGTTGGGGTCTTTGAGGAAGTAAAGGTGGGGCATGGGGGCGAGCTTAGGCG